CATACAAACAAATCTGTAAAAACTATGGAGGCACTCCCAACATATCTAACGTATGGGACCCAGCACTTGTAGTTAAAAATGCTGTAAAGAACGCTATCAGTATCGCAGGTATCAACTTAACAGCCAAAGGAGTAATAACTTTACACAGACATGAGAATATTAAGTAAATGCGAGATTTGTAAAAAAACCGCTCTTATTATAAGACACCGACACTATACACACATACACGCAGGTGGCATTAAGAGCAAAGCAGAAACATGTGGAAGCTGTTACAGAGGTATTAAAAAGCTAATAGATGAAGCTACAAAGCAGATATAATGGCAACATTAAAGCAAAAAGCAGTGTTTGACAAAGTTGTGAATAGTATAGAAAAGCCGACAATGGGGTCTGCTATGATTGAAGCAGGATATTCAGAGAATACATCTAAGCAACCAGCAATATTAACTACAAGTATTGGTTGGAAAGAACTAATGGATATACATCTATCAGAAGAGAAGCTAAGTAAAGCACATGAGGAACTACTTAACCAAAAGAAAACAGAATACTTTGTATTTCCAAAGAAGATGGAAGATGAGGAAATCATGCAGAAAGTAACTGCAGCAGGATTCGAGGTTTTGGTTATACAACCAGGTGAGAAAGGTAAATACGCATTCTATTCAATAGCAGATGCACAAGCAAAGAAAGCGGCACTTGAAATGGGTTATAAGTTAAGAGGAAGTTACGCACCAGATAAATCTATCAATCTTAATCTTACAAGCGAATTGGATAATGAACAGTTAAATGAAATAGCAAACAAATTAGATGCACTCAGACGAACCCATAACAGCGGAAATGGTGAGTCAAGCGATGGAGTTAATACCAGCCCTTTGGATAGAGAAGTATAAGATAAAGAACGAGGCTGGGTTACCGATAGAGTTTGATAAACATTACTTTATGAGAGACTTGTATAACGATATGAGTCCTTTTCAGGTGTGGTTAAAACCTCCGCAAGTAGGTGCAACAGTAGCTCAGATACTAAAGACTTTATGGATGGCTAAGAAGAAAGGCTTAGATATAATTTACACACTACCAACACAAGCTGATGTTAATGATATGGCAGGAGGCAAGGTTAATCGTCTTATAGCACAGAATCCAATCTTATCTCAGTGGGTTAAAGACCATGACACAGTAGAACAAAAGTCAGTAGGTAAACAAATTATCTACTATAGAGGAACCTTTAGTAATAAGCAAGCTATGATGGTGTCGTCTGATTTAAATGTACATGATGAAGTTGACGCATCAGACGCTACAGTTATTACCCAATATGAAACAAGACTCCAAGCGAAGGCTAATGGAATGAGATGGTACTTCTCTCACCCAACACTAGCGGGCTTTGGAGTAGACATACAATGGCAACAGAGTGATAAGAAGGAATGGTTTGTAACTTGTCCTCTATGTGAAATGAAACAACAACTTAAGTATCCTGATAACATAGATGAAGTAAACAGGAGATATGTATGCTCTCATTGTAAAGGAGCGATGTCAGACCACACTAGAACCTATGGTGAATGGAAGGCAACAAGCAAAGGAATGTTTTCAGGTTATCATATCTCACAGTTGATGTGCAGTTGGATTACTGCTGACAAGATATTAAGAGATAAAGAAGACAAAGACGCGCAATACTTTTACAACTATGTACTTGGATTGCCCTATGTAGGAAGCGATAATAAGATAGATGCTACTACTGTATTAAAGAATGTTATACCTAAAATCAATACACAAGAAGGAAAGATAGTTATTGGAGTCGATACTGGATTACCTATTCATTACAGTATAGGAAACAAAGATGGTATATTCTTTTACGGGAAGTGTCAGGCTCCTTCAGCAACATATGACCCTTATGCTGAACTGGAGAAGTATCTATTAAGGTGGCCCAACTCTATCATTGTAAGTGACCAAGGGGGTGATTTAGTAGGCATAAGACAGCTACAAGCAAAGTACCCAGGAAGAGTCTTCTTGTGTTATTACAGGCAAGATAGAAAGGCACAAGGTATGATTACATGGGGCAAAGAGAAAGACTTTGGTACGGTTACCGTTGATAGGAACAGAATGATACAAATGATAGTGGAACAGTTAAGAGACTTAGGCCGGATTAGATTCTACGGCACAGTAGAGGAATGGAAGGAGTTCGCCTCTCACTTTGATAACATATACAGAACAGTTAAAGAGACTCCATTTGGTGCACAATACATTTGGGAAAGGAATGGACCTGACCACTTCGTACATACTATGGTATACACAATGGTAGGATTAGATAAGTATGCTGAGTCTGAAGCTATCATAGTAGGAGGTGATATGTTCGCGGAATTACCAGTAGCTAAGATATTCGAATGAAGCAATTAGAAACCTTCCCGATACACCTAACCGATGAGGACGCTCTTCTGTTCATTGAGTTTCAAAAAAGATATGCGTTTATTAGATTACTAGAAAGTATTGGAGCTTTTCGAATTAAGAGCGGAAGCGTAACAATCCATTTTAATAATCTTGGAGAAATTGCTACAATAGATAAGCACGAGCATTTCAAAGCATTAAAATGAAAAAGAAAAGAAACAACATATTCAGAGACAACTTAGAAGTTAGGGAGCAAATGATAAAGGAATACAACAGTGGTATGTCTTCAGGCAAGTTAGCGCTTAAGTATAAAGTCTCACCTAAGACGGTTCTTAAGTACTGTTCTGAAAGTTCAATCCTGCAAAAGAAAAGAAGAGGTTCAATAATGAAAACCTTTTCGAGAAAACAACCAACTTATCCTAGTTTTAGGAGTACATCCCAGAATGTTTGGGTAGACGAAAAAGGAGAAAAGGTAAATAAGGGTCATAACTATGATTATTATCTTAGGAATAGTTATCCACACCTTGGAATTAGGAAATAAATAAATTATAACATATAATGTTGGAATACGGAAATGTCGGTGAGGTTAGTTAGATTTTACCTTAAACTCAACACAGAGAAGGTCGGCGTCATTGCCGACCTTTTTAATATAAATAAATGGACCCAATCCAACAAAACATAAAAGGAGTTCAAGAGCTTGTCTCAAGTAAGGTTAATAAGATAACTTATGGTTCAGAGACCTCAGAAGGAGTCAAAGGAGAAAAGGAAGATGTCTTAACTCTAAATATGAGTGATGATGAGTTGCTTAAACTCGCTAAAGAATGGACAAACAAATACAGAGGATACGAAGCAAAGATTAAACCACGACAGGAAGCTAACAAGGAGTTTTATCTTGGTAAGCAAAATGGTACAGGTGAAGGAATATCAGCGAATCTTATCTTCGAAGCAGAAGAAACATTCCTACCAGCTGCACTAAGCAAGAATCCAGAAGCTGTCGTATGGGGAGATAACACACCAGAAGGAACTGAACTTGCTAATAGCGTAAAGACAATGTTGCAGTATCACTCAGATGTACTTGTCTTGCGTAGGAAGTTAACCTTAATGACTCGTCACTGGTCGATATTCTTCATTGGAATAATTAAGCACGGTTGGGATTCTGATATAAAGGATATTAAACTAGAAGTAAGGAAGCCTCAAAACTTTGTCTTTGATGTAGATGGTTATGTCGACTCTTATGGTGACTTCGAGGGATATCTTGGTGAGAGGATAGAAATCTCCGCAGGTAAGTTAAAGCAACTATTTCCTAAAGCGAAGGAATACATTGGAATACAAACACAAGGTAAAGATGCCACTAAAGTCATATACACCGAATGGTGGAATGATGACTATTGCTTCTATACCTTTAGAGAAAAGATATTAGATAAACACAAGAACCCGCACTTTAGATACGGTAGTGAGGAAGCTCAGGGGATAGATGATAATGGAGAGAATATTATGGTTCCAAAAGAAGAAAGGAATCACTTCTCTAAACCAAAGAAGCCTTATACATTTCTCTCAGTATTCTCACTAGGTGAACAACCACATGACATTACAGGGCTTATAGAGCAGAATATCTCTAATCAGAGGCGAATAACCAGAAGGACAGAACAATTAGATTATAACTTATCTAGAGCTAACAACTCAGATGTCTTCTCAGGGACTAACTTTAATCAAGAGACAGCGAAACAAGCCGCAGGGGCATTAGCGAAAGGTAATCCAATACTAATACCAGCAGGTGGACCAATTAGTGAAGCTATTCACAGACTTAATGCTCCTTCAGTGGGAGCTGAGTTCTTTAGAGAACTAGAAGTAAGCAAGCAAGACCTAAGGACAATCTTTGGTACGCAAGGCATAACAGCACAACCACAGAATGAAGACCAGACAGCGAGAGGTTTGATACTTAATCAATCCCACGACACTACGCGTATAGGAGGAGGAATTGGTGATGCTATCGAACAAGTTGCGGATAACATCTTTAATTGGTGGGTACAACTTTACCATGTCTACTATGATGAACCACACTTCGCTAGCATTATAGGTCAAACCAAAGCTGTTGAGTATGTTACTCTTTCAAGTGACCAGTTGGATAGGCAACTAGTTATATCAGTGTCTCCAGACTCAATGAAACCTAAGGACGAGATAACAGTACAAAATCAAGCTGTTGCTCTATGGCAAGCGGGAGCGTTAGACCCAAAGACTCTACTCACTATGTTAAACATACCAGACCCACAGACAACAGCAGAGAGTACAGTCCTTTGGTTGCTAGATAAAAGTGCTTATATGCAAATGAACTTTCCAGAACTAACACAGAAGCTGGCACAAATGCAACAGCAAGCAATGGTTACCCAAGGAGGAATACCGGGACAAGCAGGAGGACAACCTCCAGAGGCAATAACGGAACCGGAACCAGAGACAGGGTTATCAATGAATGCAGCATCAGCAGATTTATCTAATGTGCCTATAACTTAAAATATCATGTCTATATTTAACAAAATAATGAAAAGAGGAGGGAGTGATTCTGTTATGGCTAAGTTCGTAGGAAGACCTTCTCCTAAAGCTAAAGCATTAGATAGGAAGAAAGGAAAGAAACTAAAAGTAAGACATCTTGAAAATGAAGGTATTCCTACGATGTTTGTAAAGACAGGCTCACTTAAAGACTACGAGAAAGGCATTCGTAGATTTAAAGGCAGAGGAGCTAGCTTACCAAGGGCACTAAAGTATGATAAATAACATGTTAAACGAACTTAAAAAACTAGTACAGGAATCTAAGGAAGGTCGTAAGAACTTCAAAAGCTTGCTTGGTAATAAGAAAAGGAAGTCAACAGCAAGGCAGGCGGCGATTAAGAAAATGATGTCAGATAATAAATAAACATCATGTCACACTTACAATCAGAGCTAAAAAAGAGACTAGGAGGTAAAATATCCTCTAAGAGTTTATCAATGAGCAGAGCTCTTGACAAAAAGAAAGCAAAGAAGGGCATTGAAGCAAGAAGGGAGGTGGGAAGGAAACAGAGTGAAGGAGATTTAAGTGGGATTAGATTATTCAAATAAACAAATATCATGGAAGAACCAACAATAATTGAAGAAGTCGTTGTCGAAGAGGAAGTCGTTGCCGAAGAATTACTAGAGGAAGTTGTCGAAGAGGTGTCAGGTGGGACTCCTCCTCAAGAAGGAATGGCGACAGCGGTAGCGTAACAGTTTCTACGGGTTGTAAAGTTAATCCCGTTTAAAAAGCTTGAAGTTATAAACTAATCCTAGCAATAGGCGAAACATCATGGAAGAGAAAAAAAATGAAGTAGATAAGTTCTTTGAAGGTTTACCATCTCAAGACAAGAAACTAGCTGATGTCTTTAACGAAATTAAACCTACTGAAGAAGTAGTAATCGAAAAAAAGAAAGAAGGTGACGAGGAATCAGAAGGTAGAAAGAATCGTCGTCATCGCAGACTAGAGGAGCAATTACAAAGAGAGCGAGGGTCAAACATCGCACTTAGTGAACGCATCAAAGTCTTGGCAGAAGTACGCTCGGGGATTAAAGAATCAACTGAAGGAGAGACACCTGCAGAATGGATAGCTCTTTTAGGAGACACACCAGAATCTCATAAGGCATGGAAACTCCAACAGGATTTACTTCATAAAAGCACTCAACAAGCTAAACAGGAAGTTCTTCAGGAAATAGAAAACAAGTCCCATCAAGACAGAATCGAGTTTCAAGAAGAACAAACAAAGTACGAGGGTTTAATCGATTCAGAATTAGAAGCACTGGAAGATGCATACAACATAGACCTTACTTCTAACACTGATTCGGTCACAAAGATTCGTAAAGAGTTCCTAGAATTGATACAAAAAGTTTCTCCTAAAGATGAGGAAGGAAATATCACAAACTATGCAGACTTTGGTTCAACTTTCGAGTTATACCAGTTAGCAAAAGTTAAGGAGAAATCCTCTATCTCAGATAAACAGAAGGAACTTGCGTCTCGTTCGATGCAAACATCAGGACAAGGGGGTGGTTCTGAAACTCAAAAAGTTACCTCAGGTTTCAGAGGGTGGATGAAAGATTATAACCTTTAACAGTTAATATTAAGAATTAAATGCCTCCAAATGTAAACATCACGACAACAACGAATCAATACCTTGCACCAGCTTGGGTTGACCAGATATTGCGTGACAACTACTTCTTCGGAAAGATTCTGAAGAAAACAGAAAAGTGGAATGGCTCTCAAATGCTATTTCCAATGAAGTACCAGAAAGGGGTCGCTTCAATAGCCTTCAATGGCTTTGATTTGCTGCCAATCACACAGCAACCTGTTTCTGTAAACATGACATTCTATCCTACTTTCGTAGCTACCAACGTAGCACTAGCAGGGTCAGATTTGTCTGTTAACAAGACTCAGATGCAAACCTTGAACTTGATGACCACTATGATGGAATCTCGTTCACAGGACCAAGCAGACGATATTGGTACCTTCTTCCAAGCTGATGGAACATCCTTCGGCGGAAAGGCACCAGCAGGTCTTGCTAATATCGTTGACGACGGAACAAACGCAGCAAACTATGCAGGACTCTCACGAGCTACTTACTCAGGTTTGAATGCAACCGTCACAGCATCGAGTGGAACTATCTCACTATTGAAAGTTCGACAGCTATGGAATGCCATCTCTGATGGTCCAGTAGCTCCAGATACAATCTTTACAGATTACACCACTTGGGCTTACTTCGAACAACTACTCACTCCTTTCCAGAGGAATAACTACACTGACTTTGCTCCTAACAAGGCAAATGGTAGTGCAGCTGGATATAGAGCGATGGTTTGGGACGGCATGGAAGTTAATCGAGACAAGAAGGTGACCACAGGGCACTTCTACATGATTAACACCGATTTCCTTGCGTTCTTTGGTCTTAATTGGTGGGAGGGCTCAAAGGTGTCTCCTAAAGCTAAGAACATTGAAGGAAACGTTTACGAGGATGCAGAATACGCTCCTGGTAATGCCTTCACTTGGACAGGTTGGATTCGTGCTTACAACCAAGGTGCTATCAATGGATTCATGATTATGGGTGGACAACTTCTATCGAGGAGCCCATTCCGTAACGGAGTTCTAACAGGTATCACCGGGGTCTAATTATTCATCCCTTAACCTATTAAATTAGAGAGGGTTAAAAGATAAAAATATGCCGTTGAAATTAGAAAATTACATTCCATTAGTTGCCTTTAATGGAGTTAACACAGACAAGGCAGTTGTACTTGGTTCTACAATGAGTGTTGCAGGACTCGCAACATTCGCAGCCACTCCTGTATTCACAGCTGGTGTTCCTAAAGGATTAGTCATAGGCACAACTGCCACGTATGCGCTCACAGCAGCTCAAACTGGAACAGTCTTCGTGGCTACAGCAGCATCAGGAACGCAAACGTACACACTTCCTGCGGTCGCAGCAGGTCTTACTTACACATTCATTTGTGGTCATGCTGCAGGAGAAATCCTCGTGACTCCAACAGGTTCTGTAGGTACAACCTTTGCAACATTCGCAGCAGTCGGTGTAGATGCCGATACTGCGATTGTTACGTTGACTGCAGGAACAGGATTGAAAAATACTGCAGCTACTAATGCAATAAGCGATTGCTTAACTCTTATTTCAGATGGAGTAGGGTGGCGTGGAATTGGTATCGCTTCAGGTATTTGGGCTACGCAATAATTATTTCGTTTCTTAACTTAAATTAAATGTCTTACTTAACACAAAGAGGACAAGGCTCTCCACTCGAATTGTTCAGCACCACTACAGATGCATCACTTGCAAGTATGGTTGGTTCTAGGTTTGAAAGTTCAGATGGTAGAGAGTTTGTCCTGATACAAAATGGTGGAGTGGCACTTGTCGCTGGGAACCTTATACAAGGTCCAGTATCAATAGGAGCTAACCACACAGGGTTGACACTCTCAACCGTTGCAATAGGTTCCAAGACAGTCACAGCTACTTTGGGTGCTACAGCAGTTACTGCTAACCAGTACGCAGGTGGCTTCTTGTCTGTTTCAGCAGGTACGGGTATTGGCCAGACCCTTAGGATTGCGTCTCACCCAGCAGCAGCCAGTTCGGCAACAGTATTATTGACCCTAGAAGATGTCTTCAAAGTAGCAACTTTGACTTCAGATTCAAAAGGTTCATTGACACTGAATCCTCACGGTTCTGCTAATGGTGTAGATGTAAGGACCTCGGGATGTGTTATCAGTCCTACGACTGCAACAGGTCCAAGCGTTGGGGTAACAATATCTCCAATTGCAGCTTCGACAGCAACTGTTGCTCAGTATGGTCTTATTCAGACCAGAGGACCAGTTGCTTGTCTTAACATTTCAGGCACAGCAATTGGCTTGGATGTCATGGCAGGTTCAGGTACAGCAGGCTCGGTTATCACCTATGTAGTAGCCACTCGTAACAGAGTTGGAACATCTACAGTTGCAGGTGAGAATGCGAAGTGTCTGATTATCAACCTACAGCTTTAGTTTCTCCACTCAGTCCCTTTACGGGGATTGAGATGGGGACATTAGCCCCACACTTGAATAAAGTGTAATCTACTTGAATAAAGTACAAAAGATGAATCCAGAAAATCACAATGTTTTACCAGCAGATTTCGATGGAGTCTTCAGGTTTACGAACTATACACAATATGAG